TATCTTGTTCTACTGTAGTATATGGGTGAGCGGTGTTATTTTTACCTACCCAGCTCTCGCTACTTAAATCAGGAACAGTTTTACCGTCGGTTGAGGCAACAGCCATCATTACTCTGTTTAAATCATAGGTACGGTCGTATTGGCTTATTGCAAACAGATTTAGCCCAACAGTAGACTGCTGTTGTCGGTTAGAAGGCTTTCCTTTAGATTCACTAATGAACTCGTGCGCTCTCACTTCTTGTATCCTTTGAAGGGTTTAAGAGTAGACTGTGTTCCAGTGTTTGGAATCTCATCGCTGCCCGGCGTACTTACTGATTGTTTACCGCGCTTTCCTACTTTTGCTAATGCCTGATCAATGATTTGCCCAATATCAGCATCAAATTCAGAAGATACTACTTGATTCTCGCCCCATGTAGTTTCCGCTGTAAAATCGTTCTTGAACTCATTTTGAACACCATCATCGGGGCCGTTCGTTCCACGAACATCTGCAATTGCTACTCCGAATCTATACAATTCATAGAAATCATTATTCTTCAATTCAGGAATAACAAAGGTATTAGGTAGTGCATAGGATGCAACACTTAATCCATCAGTAACGGATTCTGTTATGAATTCGTATGCTCTCATTAAAATGCTTGCTCGGTTGATACGTTCAAATCGTTTTCAGTAGACATTACTGAGTCTACATATCCATCGATTCCCATTAATAAGCCAGGGACGTTTGCACCAATCCAAAGTAGTTGAGATCCGATGAAGTGAAAAATAGTAGCATCTTCTAAAGGATCAGCTAGTAGTTGAACATTGCCACCAGAAACCTGCATACTATAAGTTGTCAATGCACTTCCAAATACCGAGGTACCTACTGCACTAAACTTTGCATCATCTAATGCCTGATTGATTTGTGCATTAAGTTGCATTGATTGGCTACTATTACCTTCGGCATCAGCAGCGTACACAAAAAGTTGACCCATTGTAAAAGTATTAGCGGGAGTCTCAAAAATAAGCTGCCCGGGAGTAGTGCCTACTGAGTAGGAGCTACTTGTGTTTACTGCGGTAGGGAAAAGGTTAGCGAAGTTATTATTGATCTTGCCAAACGCTACTCTTAACGGATCGCCTTCGCCATCGTTAGGTAGTGTACCAATGTTAATGATTTCTTGTGTAGCCATATCAACCTTCCGTGATTATAGAGTATTTATCACGATAGTTACCGATTTGTTATTTGGTAGCTTCTTCAAATATAGCTTTTTGTTTGGTATACCACTCGTGCCAACCTTCAACTTTACGGCTGCATTCGTGATATAGAATATAGTTTTCTACTACTACTTTGGTAAAGTCGCTAAGTGAAGCGTCTTTAGCAACTTCTTTGAGAGCTTCGCATTTCTGTAATAATGTAGCAGGAGCTTCTGGAAACTTAGCAGTTACGGGTTCAACGTGAACCGCACAACCAGACAATACTAAAAGGGGAAGAATTAATAATTTCTTCACTTAGGTTCTCCCTCAGGAGTACCCTCATTAAGATTAAGTGTTGCCGCCATATTGTGTGCGTTGATTACTTCTGTTGGGAGTTCACAGAAATTGTCATACTTGACAATCTCTCTGTCAACATATTCAGTAATCGTCTTACCTTTCTCACGGATGACTTGCGTATCCGTAACAATTTTCTCTACGATTTCTACATTAGTTTCTACTGATTTTGTTTCTGCTTTTTGTAATTTAAGCTTTAACTCAGCTACTTCAAGCGCAACACTATGCTTATAGGCTAGAGCGCCTTGAAAGAAAACGGCTACAATAGTAAGGGCTAATGCAAGGAGTTGAATAGGTAGTTTATATTGAGATATGAATGGGACTCTTCCTGCGACAACAGAAACTAGTAACCCAACTACCCCAACAATGAGGGCTAGGTTAAATACAAAAGTCGGTACAAAAGTAAGAATCCAGAATATTGACATAACACATTTATTTATCAAAAAACTTACAAACGGCGTCTGCAACGGCTTCTATTTCACTGTCAGAAAGTTCAGGGTAGATAGGAAGACTCAGTACGCCCCTAGACAATGCTATACTAGTACTAAGCATGTCCGGCTTCTTGATAATATCCTTAGCAATTGGCAACTCGCTTAATGCCTGACTATAGTGTACCCTAGCTTCAATCTTGTTATTCTCTAAATACGAGTATAGGTCACCTCGTTCCGGCGTATAGATAACAAACTTTTGATCAGCATGTTTGTCAAACGGTTCACTGAGACACCTAAATGGTAAACCCTCAAATCTATCCAAATAGTAATTTCGTATTTTTTCTCTACGATTTTGCCATCTATCAATATATTTGGACCTAACTAATAGATGGGCACACTCTAATTCACTCATCTTACTGTTAGTGCCAGGATAGTAATGTTCAAACTTGCCATTGTTCTTCATAACATTTACCCAATCGTATAGCGATTGGTCATTTGTTACGATTGCGCCGCCGTTGCCGCTACTCGGTAAGTTCTTAGTAGGGTCAAAACTGATAGCCATAGCATCACCAATTTGATGTTGGTTTACTGATAACCAGTGTTGCGCGCCATCTACAATTGTGTTAGAGTAAAAGTTGCGATTTGGACTAGCACCATATAATCCTACAAAGCAGGTGTAGCTGTTAAAACCATCTTCATAGTCATCATCAAACTTAATCAATCCATTACTATCAGTATCAACTAGTTCAACGTCCCATCCTGTACTAACAAATGCATTTAACGTAGCAGGAAAAGTTAAGTTTGGAATGCGGATCCGCGGTGGTTCTTCTTCCCCTGCTAAAAAACTAAGATCGTAATGATACCCAGCGATAAACTCTAGCGCATGAGTTCCACTGTGCGTGACTGTAGCAAACTTACAACCCGTGTAATTACATAGCCATGATTCTAGTGCGGCGGTATAGGGGCCATTAATCAGCACCCCTTCCTTTAAGGCGTCATGGGTTGCATCTAGCAACTCATCTTGGAGGTTATCGTATTGTCTTTTTAGACCAAAATGCGGAATTAGATAACCACTCATAGTAAGCTTTAAATCCTTCTTCTATGTCAACCTTAGGATTAAAGTTGAAATCTTTTTTAGCAGCATCAATGTTCAATGCTCCCCTGCTCGGGAAAGCAGTATCCTTATCTCTGACTTCAATTGTGCCTTTACCAGCAAGCTTAACTGCTAGCTCGGCTGCTTCTAACAGTGTCCTAGAAGCTCCTCTCGTGACGTTATAGCACTTGTTAGCAGTATCGTGAGACAATGTAGCCGCTACGATGCCATCAGCTACATCGTCAACACACGAAAAGTCTAATTTTTCTGCTAGTCCATTTACTATAATAGTTTCATCACGTAATGCTGCTAGAAGAAACTTTGACACAACTCGGTTTTCTACATCACAGGGGCCGTACACTGCACTGGGACGAATGATAGTATAGTCAAACGCCCCTCTATCATGATAATCCTTCACTAGCCATTCGCCAGCTAATTTCATAATACCGTACATGCCCTGAGGCTTACACTCAGCATCCTCTGTAACATCATCAGTAAAGTCACCATAGACCATGCTACTACTGACATATACAAACTTCTCAATATTGTTGCGTTTTGAAGCTTCGCAAAGATTCAACAGGCCCTCCATCATTACTCGGGCTCCGAATGACGGGTTGCTGTTTACTACTTTTTGGCGGGGGAAACTTGCTAAGTGAATAACAATGTCGGGATTAAAACTATCAAAAGTCCGGTCAATTGGAATACGATTTTCAATATCATACGGATGACAAACTGAATAAATCTTCTTAATCCGCTCTTTAAAAAGATAGTTCATTTCATCTTCTGGGATGATGCCGTAATCAGTCATATTATCGATGATAAGAACATCATGACCTAAGTCTTCTAACTTAGCTACTACATTATGCCCAATGAAGCCCAAACCACCTGTTACTAGAATATTCATCTGTTGTTCAAATAATGTTCTGCTAATAGAATCATAGCTTTGGCTTGTTGTTCACTTTTAGGTAGAGGGACCATGTCACCGTTAATCAAACCATCACGCTCTTTTAAAATAGGAGCAACATGGTGATCAAAAACCTGTGCCATGGTATTGAAAAATCCCTTTCGTTCCAACTCTGTCATTCCTGAATTAAGTGTATACATTCTATCGTCTTCACTGATTGTAATTCCATAATCGTGCCGAAAAGTTAAGCACATATCATTAATAATCTGCAAGTGTTGCTGTTCTTTAGTCATACTTCAATTTCCAATATACGAGTTGCTTAGAGGTTAGAGTAATTCTTACGTGGTAACTATATCCATAATATGATGATTCTCGGTGCCAACTGGGAATCTCAGCACAGTTTTCCATTGCCCACTTACCTGCTTCACTATTCTGCCATTCCCAAAGAGGTTCGGCAGCATAGATATCAGGATCTTCAACATCTCCGACGTTGAAGCGGTGAGCAACGATTGTTTTCATACTGCCATATCAGCCTTAATAGTACCATGACTCTGATAGTCAAATAACAGTATATCATCTATTGAGAATTTGTCAATGTTTTTTATCTCAGGATTAAGAAAAAGTGCAGGTAGTGGGTATTCTTCTCGTGAAAGCTGCTCTTTAACCTGCTCTACATGATTGCTATAGATATGTGTGTCACCAGTTGAAATGATAAGTTCACCTACCTTTAGGTCACATACTTGTGCAATCATATGAGTAAGCAATGCATAGCTAGCAATGTTGAAGGGGAGACCGAGGAATACATCAACGCTACGCTGATACATGTGGCAGCTTAGTTTACCGTTGCTAACATAAAACTGTGCGAGAACGTGACAGGGAGGCAATGCCATCTGATCAAGTTCGTCTACATTCCATGCCGTAAGAATATGTCTACGACCATTAGGGTCCTTCTTGATACCCTCAACTAGATTTGAGAGTTGGTCAACTCCTCGCCAGTCTCTCCACTGTACACCATATACTCGGCCCAAATCCCCGTCGTATTTCGCTTTTGGGGTCCAATAAGCTGCTTGAGCGTTTCCTGTCCATATCGTACTACGTTCAGTATCTCTGGATCCGTATAAAATCTCTGCAAGTCTTCTCTCATCTCCGCTCCCTTCTATAAACCACAATAGTTCACTAACTACCGATTTCCATGCTAATTTCTTAGTTGTTACAGCAGGAAAACCCGCTGCCAAGTCAAATCGCAATTGACGGCCAAAGACGCTGATAGTTCCAACACCGGTTCGGTCATCTTTGACTTCGCCATTATTTAGTATGTCTTCTAATAAATCGTGATACTGTTTCATTTTCTTTTCCAAATCTCATATGCATGGTCAGGAAATATCTCGCTATAAGTCCGTACATAGTTATGTTCTACATATAGCAAATCTATGAAGGTATCGCAAGTATAATGGTCATATACTTTAGTCAAGTGAATTTCGTCAATGTTTTCCCAACAGCTTTCAATTAGTTTCGAGCCGCCGATTATCCAAACTTCTACATTTTTTGGAGAATAGAATTTTGTGTTCGACACACGAATTACATTGTGATGTTCCGCTTCCAGTGGTCTAGAAGATACGACAAAATTGAGTCTGTTGGGTAATGGTTTCTTTGGTAGACTATCCCAAGTATTACGTCCCATAACTACACATTTACCGCTAGTAAGACGCTTGAATCTTGGCAAATCACCCTGGATATTATTCCAGGGCAATTTGTTTTGATAGCCTATGCCCCCATTAGGGTCACATGCTAATATTAATTTCATAGTCCATTCAATATTCTATCAGTTTCAGGTTGTACTATTTCTGCAATACTTTCCACATCTAAAATAAATTCTATTCCTATTACTGATTCGTCTAGTTCCATAAGTTTAGTGCTTATTGTATCTTCAATATCTTCGGGGTCAAGTCCTCGTTCCATCAATCGTTGTATATTAATAGTATGCTGTTTTCTTCCTACTAACTTTAATATAATTTTCTTAATAAACTCAACTGGAATTTTCTGTTTGTCAACGTCTTCAAGTAATCTTTCCCACTTTTCGATAAATTCAGGGGACATTAACTAACACCTTATGCTTTTACCAGAACCTTTTTCGGCCTGCCTTTAGTTTTTGTTGCTGCTTTCACAGTGGGTTGGCTAACTGGATCTAAACCATTTGCTTCTTGCAATAGTCTATCTGCTTCTACGAGTAGACCCTTTGCTTCTGCTGACATTCTCATTGCTTGTTGACGAAGATTGTTAGCAATAGAGTCATCTCCTAATGCATCGCCTGATGCCATTAATGGTTGGGCGGGCGGTACCGTAGCTGATTCAGTAATCATGTCACCGCGCATACGCTTAGCAACTTGCATTGGGTCTTGCATACCCATTTGATTATCCATGTCAGCAAGCTTCTTAACTGCGGCTTCGCCCTTTTCCATTTCGTCAAGGATAGTGTTTAGTTCACTAAGCTTAATCTGTGTTCCGGGTGCTGGGGTCATAACGATAAGTTCAGTTTGAACCTTCTTAAGCTGACCTTCAGCGTGAAGCTTTTGTAGAATGATGATACCATCTGTGGTATAACTGCGGTTTAATGCATCCGCTAAATTCGTACTGTTCTGACCAATATCACTTTCAATACATTTTACTAGCGGGTCGTGTACAGTTCTGTTCAATAGTTCTGTATATACTACTAAACACATATGTGGCTCGCCGGGTACTTCACGGAATACAATCGCTACCTTGCGATCACCGTGCTTCCCTACGTGTCTTGTAAAAGCCATTTGCGTTCTCCTTGTAAATTCGCAATAGTATTTAATTGCTAAATTGATTGGAGAATATTTTTATTTCCAGCGTAGGGTGAAGAATGCGGCGTGTTTTGGGTCATTGAATCTCACATCCATGAACCACCCAGCTCCATATTGTTTCCAAACAGCAGACCAGTTTTGTCCAATATACTCTGTACCCACAATACCAGTAGAGTTTCTGCGATTGGATTTACCTACATTAGCATCAAGCCAATCTATTATCTCCATCGGGCTTTTTGCCATACTAGCACCGACCCTTACAGTGGTCATGACCATCGCAAGATGAACATCATCAAATGCTTCTCTTCGCCAAACCAAAAGATATAGTCAGGATCATACTGATAATCCCAAACAGTTTGCATATTACATGGATTATAGCCAGCAGCACCAAAGGTTTTATAGCACCACGTAGCCATTTCCTCCAATTCAGCAAACGAATACATGATTGGATTAGCGTAGTGTAATGTCTCACCAAAGATTTTGCTTTCTCTAGTGAGTGTAGCTATGCGTTTAGCCGCAGGCTCAAATCCAAAATCATCTATCCAAACGCTAGTGGCCCTAGCCCCATGTAAGCTCATAAATCATCGCTTCCTTAGGGTCTTCAAATGAGGGAGCGTACTCTAGAAAAGAATTTTCTATCCCACCCATAGCATATCTACCGGACAATTTCTCCTGAATCCAAATCTTAGATTCATCAGTTATGGGTGTTTTAGAGACTACAAAGTGACTAGGAGAAAAATTCAATTCTCGGTGCACAAACCATGTGTGTAGGTTGATATCTTCAATCGTTTTCATTTTTTACCAACAAATATATCGTTTCTAACTTATCCAATTGCTCTGCTAATGCAGGAACTGTCTTTGCCAGTTCAACTATTTTCATTAAACGTTTTTGTCTATTAAGAAGCTTTTTAGTTTCCTCTACTGCATCATCTGTGCGAATTAAAACGCGGTCAGACGATCCACGCTCTCTTGCGTAGATCGTCTTTCCACCATCCGGGGACTCATATATAGTAGCCCCCACGCTTGCTATCGTATTACTTCTTGTGGTCATCGTAAATTGCATATACACCGAACGGGGGATTGGGGTTCGGGTCACCGTGAATGATCCAAGTCGTATCACAGTAATCAGCATCGCCCCAGCTACCGCAAGGATAACCGTCAGTGAAGACAATCAAGCGATTGGGAACACGACCAGCTTCCTTGAGGTCATCAAAGATGCTGTCAAAGTCGGTACCACCACCACCGTGCAATTCGTATTCTTCAATACGCTCCATGTTCTCGCTAGAGAATTCCTGAGTGTTGTAGCACTTAGTATCAAAGCAAGTTACACGGAGATTGTAACCATCAAACGCTT